CTGCATATTTTGGAAATCCTAATGAAAAAGCGATGGATGATCTTAAGAAAGAATTAGCAGAAGACGAGGAATTTGGATTAACAGATATTGTAGATAGATTAGAATTTATTCCAGTAGACGGAGATACTTTTAAAGAATCTTTAGTAAAATATTAAAATTGCCGATGTAGCTCAGTTGGTCAGAGCAGCTGATTTGTAATCAGCAGGTCGGGGGTTCGAATCCCTCCATCGGCTCTGGAACGTTTTGTTCCTTGTGTATGCCAAGGAAACAAAAGAAATATCACTATATTTACAAGACGACTTGTAAAATAACTGGTAAATATTATTATGGAATGCATTCTACTAATGATGTAGATGATGGATATCTAGGAAGTGGAATTTATTTGGGGCGATCTATAAATAAACATGGTTTAGAAAATCATGATTGTGAAAAACTTGAATTTTTAGAAACAAGAAAAAAATTAAAGGAAAGAGAAGCTGAAATTGTAAATGAAGAATTAATTAATGATTCTTTATGTATGAATTTAGCATTAGGTGGTGGTGGAGGTAGCGGATGTTTCACGAAAGAACAATTGCAAAAAGGTGGAAAAAATGCATATGCAAAATTGTATAAAAATACCTGGCAAAATAAAGATTGGGTAAAAAGACATAATGTCAGAAGTTCTGAACAATTTAAAAAGTTACATAAAGATGGTTTTTTTATAGGAAAATGTTTTACTGGATTAAATCATTCTACTGAATCTAAAAGAAAAATAGGTATAGCTAATTCAGCAAAACAAAAAGGAGAATTAAATTCTCAATATGGAACTTGCTGGATAACAAACGAAAAAGAAAATAAAAAAATTCATCGTGGAGATGATATTCCTAATGGTTATAGATTAGGAAGAAAACTAAAATTTAAGAATTAACCTTAGGAATGGGTAGTAGGAGTGCACAATGTCTGCTATATGAGTTCAATTCTCATACAATTCTTTTTTGGAAAGTAAAGCGCCAAGGTGGCGTCCTCGCCTGCTAAGCGAAGGGTACGTTTATTCGTATGGGACTCGGGTTCTCTGCTTTCCGCCACATTAAAAACGAAAAAGATGACAAGTTTTATTGATGCAATAAATGCACATAATGAAAGAATGATTAAAATGACAGTACAAGATCAAGTTGTTTTTATGATGAAAGAAGCCATGAAAAGTGGTGACACTGCATTAAGAGATCTTATGAGAGTAGTAATGGGCGAATTTTCCAGAGAAGGAAAGGTACTAGCAGATGAACAAGCTCTTAAAGTAATTAAGAAAATGCATGAAAATGCGGTAGAGCTTGGAAATAAATACGAAGAAAAGATCCTCGTACAATGGGTACCCGCTGAACTTGGACCAACTCAAACTAAAGTTCTAGTTGCTGGAATTATTAACAAAAATGGTTATTCTGGAATACAAGACATGGGTAAAATAATGGGTGAATTGAAGAAAACATCAGGTGTTAATATGAAACTTGCTGGACAAATGGCAAAAGAATTATTATGAAATGTGAACTTTGTGGTAGAGAGAATATTTGTACCTTTCATCATTTGATTCCGAAAACAAATCACAAAAATAAATGGTTTAAGAAGAATTTTACAAAAGAACAAATGAATGAAGGGATTATGGTATGTCAATTTAACTGCCATAGAGAAATCCATAATCAAATAAGTGAAAAAGAGTTAGGAAAGAATTATAATACGTTAGAGAAATTAAAGGCTCATGAAAATATAGCCAAATACATACAATTTATTAAGAAATAAGCCTCGGTACTAGCCTAGTCTTCGAAACTAGAGACGTATAATTGGAGGAGATGTGGGTTCGAATCCCACCCGAGGTTCTAAATTAAAAAGGATGGCAAGATTAATGACAAATGAAGAATTAGTTCGTTGTAAAGAATTTTTAGATTATATGGATGTTGATTATTCAGGAGACACTATCTTATTAAATAGTGGTGGTAATTCTGTGATAATGAATCCTAAAACTCAATGGCAAGAATTTCTTGGAGTCTCAATTAATGGAGTGGCTCAAGCGGTTGCTAAGAAATTAGGTAAAGAAATTAAATGGGAAAATGAGTCATATAGTGATTCAGAATTTTAATGGAGAGGTGACCGAGAGGTAAGGTACTAGTTTGGAAAACTAGAGTCAGGGTTAAACCTGGGTGGGATCGTTACCCGCTCTCTCCGCAATTAATATAAACGTTATGAGCAATAAAGAAAAAAAAAGAAAACAAGATTTCCTCAAGAAACATGGATGGGTTACTCATTGGAGTGATGATAATTGGGTAAGGCAAAGATGGATTGATGAAGGAAAAAATGTGGATTGGATGGGTTATAACCTGAACAATGCATATGAGCAGTGTCAAGTAGAAATAGACCAACAAAATAAAGGTTGGTTTCATGAAAATGGTACAATCGTTAAGAAGTCGGTGTAACTCAGCGATAAAGGCACACAAAACTTAGAGCATACAAGAACATATAAAAAATATGAATAAGAACAAGCGCATTATATTAGTTGGAAAGGCAGCCTCAGGAAAAGATTTCCTTAAAAGAAAATTTGGAGAAAGAGGTTTTAATTTAGATGTCTCCTATACAACAAGACCAATAAGAGAAGGAGAATTTAAAGGAATAGATTATAATTTTATTTCTGAAAAAGATTTCGATCTTAAAATAAAACATGATGGGTTCTATGAATGGGCTCAACATGGAGATTACAAATATGGTACTGGATCTGGAGAATGGAATAATTGTGATGTTTTTATCATGGAGACTCATGGAATATCAGAGATCACTCCAGAGGATAGAAAAAGCTGTTTTATAATATTCATTAATCCGCCTGAAGAAATTAGACAAGAGAGGCTTAGAGAATCCCGGGGGTGGACTGAGGAAAATATAGCTCATAGAACCAATATGGATAATGAAAAATTCAAAGATTTTAATGACTATGATATGGTAATAAAAGATCCTTATTTCTAGAAAAAATGGGATAAATAAAATAAAGTTCTAATGTAAAATTTCAATAAATAAGATGAATAGAGATACTAAGAGAAGTTTGAAAATTGTTGGGAAAGTTGATCCTAGAATTGTTGGAATACAGGTTGAAGACTATTGCCTAAGTAATTATAAAATTAAAATTGTCAATAACGAACTAGTTAATAAAAAATAAATATGAATAAGAAAATTAAATTAGGAAAAGTAATTGACCAATATAATGGTTATAATTTGAGAATTATTCTTGAATCTAAGACTAGTGACAAAACTTCCAGAGATGGAAAGTCTGTTAGAATTACATCTATGTGTGATTCTGGAAAAATTGGAGTATATGCTGGTCCTAAAAAATTAATCAAAGGAGATTTAAGATCTAAAGAAGAAGCTAAAGAATATATCGACATTTTAATATCCAAAAAGAAATGATTAAACCTATAGTTCTTTATGGAAATAGAATTTTAAGAACTCCTGCCAGAAATTATGCTCAAGGAGCTGATATTAAGGATGTGGTTCAAGATTTATGGGACACTATGTATAATGCAGAGGGCGCTGGTTTAGCTGGACCTCAAATAAATCTATCCAATAGAATATTTGTTATTGATCTTCCTGACCAAAAGTGGAAACAAGTATTTATTAATCCGACAATAGAGAAAAAATACGGAAATATGGAAGCTTCTATAGAAGGGTGTTTAAGTCTTCCGGGATTAAGTGCACCTATAGTAAGAGAGGATGAGATAGAAATTACATACTTTGATGAAAATTGGAAATTTCATGTAGAAAAATATAATGGAATAAAAGCAAGAGTTATTCAACATGAATATGATCATTTAGAAGGTACCTTATGGGTTGATAGAGTTGATCCAGCAGTAGGAATGCTAATGATTTCACAATTAAATGCATTACAAAACAGATTAGTCGAGACTACTTACCCTAGTATGTAATTATTAAATAGTTCCCAAAATATTTTTTTATCCCAACTTAATTGGTTATATTAGATAGTAACTAAAATTTATGAAAATGGAATATGAATATATTGCTATAACAATGGCAGAAGGCGGTTCTTTTAAAATTAATGATACTGCAGTAGAAGAACTTAATAGATGGTTTGGCGCAGGTTGGGAATTTGTAAAAGATATAAAACAAACTCCTGCAGTTTCAACTGGATCTGCTACTTCTACAGAAAAATGGAGCCCTATAATAGTTATTTTACGTAAAAGTAAATCTTTAAGAGTATGATGGAAATTGAAAGAAAATGGTTAGTTGATAAAAGTAAATGTCCTATATTTATATACGGAGAAGAATCTTTTAATCTTACTAAGTGGAAAGTTGTTCAAGGATATTTAAATTCTGTAAAAGATGAATGGTTGATAAGAGTAAGAAGAGTTGACACAATTGAAAAAAATAAAAGTGTGTTAAATGATTATTTTTTAGAGATGAAATCTCATGGACTTTTATCAAGAGAAGAACTTAGAATTCGAATGAACAAAACTGAATTTGAAGAAATTCTAAAAAAATGTGAAAAGACTGTTGAGAAACAACGATATCTTTGGAATGCTTTAGGCGTACAATTTGAAATTGATGTTTATGATAGGTATGATTTTATCACATGTGAAGTAGAATTTAATAGTGAAGAAGAAGCAAATAACTTTGTGGCTCCAAATTGGTGCACAAAAGATATCACGATGGATTCGGGATATAAAAATGTAAATTTAGCAAAATAATAATGATTAAAAATAAAGGTATAGTATTTATTGGGGATGTTCATGGACGTGATGAATGGATGGAAATAGTTAATGAAGCGTTATTGAAGTTCAAGAAGATAGTCTTCGTAGGAGATTATGTGGACAGCTTTAATGTGCGTCCTGTTCTTATTAAGCATAACCTTGAGGCTATTATTGGTATTAAAATCCAACATCCGGATGTTATTACTCTTTTGTTAGGTAATCATGATTGGGCTTATATTTATGATGAAAAGGCTATCAGTGGTTTTCAGTGGCAAATGTGGCAAGATTATAAGAAAATTTTCAATGATAATATTGATTTATTTGATGTTGCTTGGGGCTATACAAATACTGATACTGGGAAATATACATTAGCTACTCATGCAGGATTAACTTATGAATATTGGACTAAAATAATTTTACCTCGAGTACATAATTTCAATGATAAATTACACAATCTAACTGAAGGAGGTAATTTAGACAAATATAAAATTCATGAAGTTCTTAATTTTATGAAAGGTGATAAAGATTTATGGAAAGTGGGTAACATGCGAGGTGGAAGTGGAACTCCGGGACCTTTATGGGCAGATTATCTTGAATTACTTGAAGATCCATATCCAGATATTAATCAAGTTTTTGGACACACAGCTAGTGGACTACCTTGTATTGATCAATTTGGTGATTACTTCATTGCTAAAGTTGATGGTTGGTTTAATTCAAAATTAGCACATATGCAGATTAATATATAAAATAACTAAAATAAATAGTTATGGATGAAAATAAGAATATTAGCATGTGATGGAGGTGGAGTTCGTGGAATTATACCCGCTGTAGTACTTGAATATATTGAAGATCAAATTATAGAAATAACTAAGAATCCGACGGCTCGCCTGTCGGATTTTTTAGATTTTGGAGCTGGGACTTCAACCGGTTCAATTATCTCAGCAATGGTTATGACACCTAATGAGAAAGGCAGACCGGAATATAAAATGGGCGAAGTTGTTCAGGCATATTTTGATCTGGCCGATGTTGTTTTCAAAAAGAATTTTTGGCGAAATCTTAAAACTGTCTGGGGTGTGTTTGGCCCTAAATACAATACCAAAAATATAGATGATGAACTTCTTAAGAAATTTGATCACTGGAAATTAGAAGATTTGTTACTTCCTTGTGCTTTTACAGGATATGATACTAATAAAAGACGGCCAAATATTTATACAAATAGAGATGATAAAGAAAAATATGGATCTTATTTTGTAAAAGATATAGTAAGAGGATCAACTTCTATTCCTTCTATTTTTAAACCAGCTTATTTTAGAAACGGAATAGATATTAACACTATTATAGATGGTGGTGTTTTTGCAAATAATCCTTCAATGGTAGCATATGTTGAAGTTACTAAAACTGAAGAATTATTAACTAAGCATAAAGTAATCAATCCAACTAATATGATGTTCCTTTCATTTGGAACAGGTCAAGGAACCTTAACTCCATACCCTTATAGAAAAGTTATGAGATGGGGAATGCTTAGATGGTTCTTCCCTATTTTAAATATTTTACTACAAGGAGTTGGTGATGTAACCACTTATGAAATGGGAAAATTATTTGAGGCTTATAATTCTCAAGATAATTTCATTAGAATTAATCCACCCATTGTGCTTGGAAGTACTGATGGTCAAGATGGTTCTGAAAAAAATATGAAACACTTACATCAAGATGCAATTAACTATGTTAATGCAAATAAAGGCTTTTTAAGACAAATAGCACAAGAATTGATAAATCAGGATGCTAGATATAAAACTATCCTATTTTAAATAACATTACTATAACATTATAAACTTTTCTAAACCATTGGTCTCCAATTATTTTGGAGACCTTTTTTTATGCATTTTTCTAGTGCACCTATTTTTCATTTGCGACATCTGCTTATCTGCGTAAGTATTACATTAATAAATAAAATAAATAAAAAATGATTATGGCGAAACAAGTATTAATCTTAGAAAGGTCTTCACAGAACCTTAAAAAGATAAGCAAGGATGGTCGTACCGTCCTTGAAGGTGTTTTCGCCGAGTTTGGTATTGAAAACCGAAACGGTCGTGTTTATGAGGAAAGAGAATATCTACCCCATTTAGAGTATTTACAGAAAGATATCCAAAACGGAAATCTTCTTGGTGAGTTAGATCACCCAGAAAGATTTGAAGTTTCACTTGGTAGTGTTTCTCATAAAATCTCTGAATTATGGTATGATCAGGCCAAGAGACAAGTTCTTGGCCGTATCGAAATCCTTGATGGCACTCCTAAAGGAGCCATTGCTAAATCTTTATTAGAAGCAGGAGTACCACTTTCAATATCTTCAAGAGCCGCTGGTTCTGTTAATGAAGATAAAACTGTTCAAATTCAGCAAATTTATACCTATGACTTAGTTGCTAAGCCAGGGTTTGAAGCTGCTCAATTACATGAAGTTAATGAAAGTGCTAGTTCAGATCCTAAAATGAAGAGAATAGCGGCATTGGTAGAAAGTTTCAATAAATCTTCAAATAAACTAAATGAAGGTAGAATCAATGACGAACTTGGTATAATTAATGAAAACATCTCTATTATTGATGTGACTGACAAGTTTCCATCAGTAGAGTTACGCGCAGAAGCTAAGTCTTTAATTCAAAAAAAGAAAGAAATTATGGAAAAAATTACTGTTAAAACTAATGATGGAGCTCTTAATGAGTATACATCACAAGTTAACGGTGTTCTTGAAGAATTATCCAGTAGACTTGCTAACGTAGAAAATGCAATCCTAGAAAATGGCGGTGCGGTAGCTGATGATGGTCAGATAAAGACTATCAAAGGATATATCGAGAAAATCCGTAAAATCCAGGAAAGTGCCATTAATTGGCAAGAAGACATTGCTAAAAACGTTAACAAAATTGGAAATTATGCAGACACTTTAGCGAAGAAAAGTAACAAGCATTATGATTTAACAAAGAAAATTATTGAAACTGTTGATTATAACGCTAAAACTTTAAACGCTACACAAGACTGGGTTGGAAACAACGCAGCAGTTACCAATGCAATTGGTGAAACAGTTGACCACAATGCAAAGATGCTTAACGGCATTAATGAGTGGACAACAACTATTGCTAAATCTGTTAATCGTCTCAACGAATGGGGAGAAGAAAAGGCAGCAGCAATTAATGACATGAATGAATGGGTTGGACAAACTGCAACAGCAGTTAACGGCATTCACGAATGGACTGGCGATATTGCTAAAAATCTAAACAAAACAGCTTCTTATACGGAAACTATGTTTGGAAGAGCAATGAGCAAAAATGAAGCTAAAAAACTAGTTGAATATATTGAAATAGTTGCAGCTTCTAAGAAAAATCCTAAGTTAAAGGAAAAAATCAATGAAATGTTGGAAAAACATGAGATTAATGAGGCAACTCTTAAGACTGGTGATGTTCTTGATTCCGATCATATCGAGAAGAATATCAGATGGTCTGTAGACGATGTTAAAGGAATTGACAGTATTCAACAATTCGCTGAAAAGGATGCCAAAAAGCAAGGAGAAACCAAAGGGAATGCTCCTAAGAATGTAAAACCTAAAGAACTTAATGCTAAAGTTCCTATGCAAGAAGGTGTAAAACCTAAAGTATTGGATGCTAAAGTTCCTCAACAAGATCACGGTGGAAAAATTGTGGTTGGTAAAAATGGTAAGAAATTCTTTGTTCTTGACACTACTAAGGTTATTGGAAAAGCTGAAAACGTAAATGGTCAAGATGGACCAAAAGGAAAAACCGGTATGAAACTTAACCAAAAACCCGCAGGAAATCAATCCGATGTATTATCTGAAGAAAAAGATATAGACAGGACTTTATCTATTAAAACTAGATCAACTAAACTTGATGAGAGATTAGACAAAATTGTTAAAAGCTTAGAAAAAGAAAGAGCAATTGATGAAACTACTAAATCTCAGTATCCATTTACTCAATTATTGAGTTCTGACGATAGAAAAAAGTTTGCTGATTTAAGTGAATCTGACAAACAAAAAGTTTCCACAAATGTAACTAAAGTTCCTACAACCGATGCTGGAACAATTAAACAACTTTGGGAAAGCGCACTTATTACTAATGTTGCCGAGCCATTATGGTTAGAATTAGCACCTAAGCAATATAGAGAAATCTATGACAAAGCTGATGAGGCTGTTAAAGAAACTGTCCAGGCAAGAGCTGAATATTTAGTATTAGAGAATGCATACCAAATTGAAAATTTCTGGCAAATGTCAGGTATTAAACCTGCTGCAAAAATTACTCTTAATGAGAACGTTGTAGCTCCGGTTAAAAAATCTGATAAATTAACTGAATCATATGATCCATTTATGGAAATGATTAGGTCTAAAACTAAAAGCTACAATCAATAAGATTGTGCGACAAGTATAAAATAAGCTTTTAAAGTAAAATTATAAATAAAATATAAAAATTAAAAATAAATTAAAAAACAATGAAACAATTAAATGAAGCTCAAATTCAAGCAAAATGGGCCCCAATGTTAGAAGAAGTCGGTGTAACTGGCGCAAGAGCTAACTGGGTTTCCAAATATGCTCACTTCCACGCACTTACTGAAGCTGCGATGGGTGGTGTTAGTACTCCTTATGCTACGCTTTATAACGTTCCTGGTGTTGGTAATGCACAGCCTGCTTCACAAGCAAGCACAACTGGTGCTCAATTCACAGGTAATGCTGTAAAAGGTTCTGGAGACAAATGGCCTGCATTACTTCCTATGGCACTTCAAGTTGCTGCAAGAACAGTAGGTTTTGATATCGTAAACGTAGTTCCTATGCCAGGTCCAACAGGTGTTGTATCTTAT